GCATTACAGTTAAATGAAGACGAGTTCAATCCGTGGGATGCGTACAACAAACCTGGCTCTCCATCATACGAAATGCGTGTGAAACAGGAAGAAGCTAGAATAAATAATGCGGTAAACAATGCTATGAGAGGACAAGAGCAAAAGCAATTCATTACTAAAACAGTTGATAAACTAGAAAGAGATTTTGGTATGAACAAAGACGAAGTGCAAGAATTTATGCAGTTCGCCCAACAACCAAAAGACAATGTTCCTCTTGATAACTTAGTCAAGCTATTTAAAATGAATAAAGGTGAATATAAAGAACCTGTAATTCAAAAGCCTGACACAAGTAATCAAGCAAGAACAGCTGGTGTATTACAAGGTGGAAGTGTTCCAACAAAGAATGAACAAGATTCTATGTGGGACCAAATAATGGATGCAGCAACTTCTGGTAGTATTGGTAGAGGAATCAAACGATAAACATACTAGGAGAATAGTAAAATGGCAATAAGCGGACAAATCAAATCAACAAACTTGACGAACGCTACTACATCTGCTGATTACGGTGTTGCTCCAGATAGAAGAAGATTATATAATTTCTCAGACAGAATCGCTGAATTAGCACCTGAGGAATCACCATTCTTTGTATATCTTAGCAAAACTGCTAAACTTCCTACTGATGATTCATTGTTCCGTTACTTAGAAGACAGAACAAAAATTAATTATACAAGTAGAGAGTTCTTAATCAAAGGAAACTTAGATAGTAGTGCAACTCAAGCAGCTGGTGATACAGTATCTTTTATTGTAGACACACCAGATGGTGGAGTAGTAGACTTTCTTGTAAAAGGTATGGTATTTGCTGTAAGAACATTAGGTGACACAGCTGCTGACGCAACATATGCAAATATTGTTGTAAGAGTAGAAGATGCACCTGTTCAAGATTCATCAAATAACCAAACAACTTTTACAGGTAAAGTAGTTTCTGTTTCATCAACAGCAACCAATGCAAACAAACTTTTAGATAATAAAAGATGTCAAATCATTGGTACAGCATACGCTGAAGGTTCTGGTTCACCAGACGTTTTTTCAGACTCAATGGAAGATAATTATGGGTACACCCAGATTTTCAAGACAGCAGCTGAAATTTCAAACACAGCATATGCAACTCAGTTAAGAGGAGTCTCTAACGAGTTTGAAAGAGTGTTAGCTCAAAAAATGAGAGAGCACAAAATCGATATGGAAAGAGCATTTCTTTTCAATCAAAAAGCAAGAGTTGAAGGAATCCAGTATTCTGAAGGTCTTGTTGGACATATTATCAAAAACAGCACAGTTGTTTCTGACGATTCTAACTTATCTTACTCATCAGGTAAAGCATACTTTAGAACTGCAGCTCAATCTGAACTTACATATGACAGATTGTTAGCAGACTTTGAAGTATTGTTTGACCCTGCAAGAGGTGGTTCAAATGAAAGATTAGCATTAGCTTCTCTTCCTGCAATCACATTCTTTAACAAGATGGGTAATGGTGGATTCGCAGACAACGCAACTGTAAGCACACAATATCAAATCAATATGGATGAACTATCAGGACAGTTCGGTCACCAGTTAATGGAGATTAACACTGTTCACGGTTCTGTTTACTTAGTGAAAGAACCACTATTTAGAGGTCATTCATCTGGTTTAATGTGTATGGCTGATATGAGCAAACTATACTACAGACCATTAGTAGGTAACGGAATCAATCGTGATACTCAGGTTATGACAAATGTACAAAGTGCAGATGAAGACCTAAGAAAAGATATGATTATTACTGAAGCAGGTCTTGAAGTATGTCTACCAGAATCACATTACTTAATTAACATAGAAGGAGTGTAAAATGGCTAGAGCATCATATTTAGAACAAAACAGTGGTGTTAGTGACTTTAAACTAAAATACGAAGAAATTAGAGCAGCTAGAACTTTAACTGCAGCTGATTCAGGAAAAGTATTCGGAGTTAATCAGGCATCTGCCTATGAGATTACTTTACCTTTAGCAGCTTCAGCTGGTGCTGGTTGGAATGCTAAATTCATTTTATCAACAGTTGCCAGTAACGCAGTTACTATTGCAAACAACACAGCTGAAGATACCATCGTTGGTATGACAGCAGGTGGAGACGGTGGAGCTGGTAGTTCTGCTGAATCTGCAGTTGATGAAATCGTATTCATTAGTGGTGCACAATTAGGTGACTCAGTAGAACTATTTTGCAATGGTATTAATTACTTTGCAAAAGCTGTGGCACACGATGTAGCACACGTTACTATATCATAAAATAATCCGTGAGGATTAACAGTCTTGGATACTGTGGGGTTGTTCGTAAAAAGGTTCAACCCCAAAATCCAAAAAATTTAAAACTAATAGGAGAATAAAATGGCGAATTTCGATACAGTGACAAAAGTTATAATCAATGATATTAGTCCAGCAGCTAGTACAGTGTCTGGTTCTTTAGCAAAAGAAATTAATGATTATATTGAAACTATAGATGATGCAAAGCTAGTAGCTACTAACGCAGTTATGTTAGATAGAACCAGAATTGCATTTATTATTATTACTAAAGTGTAATGGCTAATTGTCAGCATTGTAATAAACCAAATAAAGAAGGACACTTTAATTGTCCATCTTGTGGGTTGAGAGCACACCCTCCAAAGTGGAGCACTCAATTTGTTTTAAGAGATACGCCAATGGCAACTGCTATTAGAAAAGACCAAATAGATTTTGGTACAATGAGTATGGATAAACACATTGAAAGAACTAATAAGAAAAATGAACAAGAACGTGCCAAGAAAATGGACACAATGATATTTGGAAATGATAAAAAGTAAAACCATTAAATCTAATAGAAGGGAATACAATATGTACGGTATGAAGAAAAAGAAAAAAGTAATGAAACCTAAAATGAAAAAGAAGGTTATGAAAAAAGGTATGAGAAAGAAAGGCTATAAGAAATAATGGCTGTTAAAAGAAAAGCTAAAAGAAAGAAAGGTAGTCCAACACCAAAGAATAAGGCGTTGTATTCAAGAGTAAAGTCTGCAGCAAAACGTAAGTTTGATGTATATCCTTCTGCATATGCTAATGCTTGGCTTGTTAGAGAAT